AAAAGCCCTCTAAAACTTAAATAGTTCTTAAGAAAAAAAGGCTGGATGTCCAGCCTTTATCAAAGTCCTCGTTTTGGTTGATTATAAGGAGTTAATGTTTGAAAATTGGATTGGTTGTTAGAAGATTTTTTTATTGCTTCTTGTTCATCTTCTATTTGTTTAATAAGTCGTTTTGTATACCAATCTCGAAGACCGATTGGTAAATTATAAAGTTCTGTTAAACTCCAACCACCATTATATTGTAAGAAAAAGAATTGTTCATAAACATTTTGCATATACTCAGGTGTTAGGCCAAAAGAAATCCGCAGAGAGCGGAACCTCCATTTCGACTTCATAGCCGCAGTTAGAGCATTCAAAATCTTGTGTCAAGTCTATGTTAGGGTTTATTTTTTTATAAATACTACGAAGGAATCTAGAGTCGATAGAAGGCAAGTTTTGAGATACGTATTGCCTTACCTCAAGGCTATCGTTTCCATTGGCTGAAACTAACATAGAAAAAATATGTTGTGTAATAAAAGTATCAGTTTCTTTTTTGCCTTCAATTGATTTTAAAAATCTTTTCTCTTGTTTTCCTGTCAATAATCTAAAAACAATTTTTAGTTTTGTTATCGGCAATTCAACTTCAAAAAAGTTTTCGCCTTTATATACAACTCCAAGTTCTTCTTCATCTTCTCCTCTATGCACATTGGCATTATTTAAATCAAAAGAATATGGTGTAGTAGTTTGGCAAGAAGGGCAAGTTACATTTGTTTGGTACATGTTTCCATAGCTTACAGATCGCAGTGATATAATAAGTGCGTTTCTGTCACCAACCAACAATGAATCCGGATCAATCGATTTATCTACGATTACGTTGTGGATAAGTCTATCGATTGCGATGCCTTTTTTAATAAGAGTTCTGGAAGTTAAAATATCTTCTTCCTTTGCCGTCATATGCTTAAACTCTAATATGTCTTTCCCGTGTAATGGATGTCCCTCTGGATAATATTGACCACCAGATGGAAGATCAACAAACTCGCTAGGAACTACAAATGAAAAACCCTCTGGCGGTTGTGCCATCGCGGGTTTAGCGTTGGAACGCATAGGTCCTCCCATGCGCTCACTATTTCTTCTACTCAATTTTCACCTCTCAAATATTTTTATGCTGTACCTGTTGTACCCGTACCTGTACTTGTAGAAACATATTGGACATCATCTAGCTGTGCCCAGTCGTACTTAAGGGTAATACTATATTCAGTTAGTTCGTCGCTGCCATAATCTAACGATCCGAATGATGCTTCAGAGATAAACGCATTAAAAAGAGTCCAAGCTTCTACAGTATTGCCAGATTCGTCGATTTGCGCAATAGTAACTTTTATATTATTAGAAACAACGCTATTTTTTGACATGGTGTCAAAAACACTTGAATTGCTTGGAACTACATATCCAGCATCTTTTAGCATTTTAGCAAGATAGTAACCTACACCTGTCGCACCGCCGGGATCAACCATGGTTATTGTAACGTCATTCCAAGTCAAGCGACCGGGAAATTTAAAAGTATGGTTTAGATAGGCGTGTTCTGTTACTCCTAAACTATAACCGGGTTTTGTTGCTGTTTTAACCCAATATCCCGTGCTCCCTAAGTCCTCCCCGAATCCAGTCGCATCTGTGCTGGCTGGTGAAAATGTTACTTTAAATCTAAAGTTTCTTTTTGGGGTTGCGATATCGGCTCCTTGATCTGTCCAGAATGGCATTTTTTGTATTCTCCTATTATGTTATTATATAGTAGACGAGTTTATTTTTAGTCGTCAAATGAAGCTCCACTGGAAGCAACAACAAAGTCAATAGCAATATACTCAATGGCTCTTGCTGGCTTGACCATTATTTTCGCGTATAGAATATTTCTATCAATAAGGTCTGGAGTAGTGGTAGAGCTATCCAAGATTAGGCGGTAATCAGTAATACCTAGCCTTGTCTGTACGCTACTCAAGAATGGATCGACTAGAGCTTTGAAGTTTCTCCAAGTTGCTGGAACATTCTGTTCGAATAGTACCTGTGTAGAGAGAATGGAGATCTGCTTCTTAAGGAAGATAACCAAACGTCTAACATTGATTCTATCTAAAGCACTTGGGCGCTCTTGAAGTGTCTTCTGACCGAATACTACGATACCTTCGGATGGAAAGGAGGCGATTGGGTTGATACGAGACTCATAAAGTGTATCACGATCTCCAGAGCTTAAACGTTCACTGACAGCGCTGATCGGGATACCTGCTGCGTCATTTGAAAGACCGCCTCGATTAAATCCTGCTGGAGCAAACCATATTTCCGAAGCCTTTTCGGAAGAAGCAAGAACACCCATCATTGCTACAGTTGGTGGAATCCAAACTATCTGACTAGTGTTTGCATCTACAGTTTGTACCCATGGATAGAAAGTTGCACCGTAAGAGGAATCGATTCTACGAGATTTAAGAGAGTTGGCAGCTTGAACTGGTGTGGTTCCGATTCTAGATGTTCTATCAGGCTTATATTCTTCATGTGGTGGGATATAAACATCTGGTAGGTCGATAAGGGCCATGGCATCAGATCTCTCGGCACATGTATCAATCATGAGAGATGTCAAAGCAGTGTTGGTCAAGCCGGGAACTGCCAACAGATTCATGTTAATGTACTCTGGATCTGCAACAGTTTGAATGGCGCGAGTGTATGTGTGATAAACATAACTATCGTCTTCTGTAGAACTATCAGACATTTCGAGGTTACGCACTGGATCGGGCTTAGTAATATCAAATCCGTCAAAGCCACCCCAGAAAGGAGCAGTAAACTTATTGATCTTATTATTTAACAATGATTCATAACCATTTACTGCTGTATAACTAGTGCCAGCAGTTCTAGATCCACTATTGTATACGTAAGGAGAGCTTCCGGAAATATTATCCATTGTAAAGATATAAGAATATCCTTCAATACCTTCTACTGCCCATCCAGAAATAGTTGGATCTGTTGGAACGCCAGCAGAAGTTCCCAAGCCTGCATACAACAATCTATGAAAGTCTCCAATACCTTGACTTGGCCCGGTGGCATCTGAAGTGCGATAAGTACTTAATCCAAAATATGCTTTTTTGGGAGTAAGTTTGTTATCTAACGAGCTAGATCTGATACGAACCGAAGGGAATGAGAAAGAAGCAGTACATTGCGCGTAAGAAGAAGAGATAACGCGACCAATACCCGGCTCGCCAGTTGTATCTGTATATCCGGGCAGACCAGTTCCAAGAACCAAAAATCTGTTTGTGATATCGCCACTTGCTTCAACTTGCGAAGACCCTGTTGCTTCTAAAGCCGTAACTTCTTTAAATCTAGGTGGTCCATAATACCCAAATGGCAACAGCGCACCGCCACCAGCAGAATCAATGCTTTCTTCTACTTCGACTCTAACATATCGAGAGAGATTAGGGTAAGTTCCATATTCCTTAAGCTCATTATTAACATCATCCCATCGATATTCAATATCACCAATGAGTCTTGCAATATAGTTTGGAGAAGAAGGATCTAGATTACAGTTATCGTATCTCTCTAATTCTTCAGGAGTTGCGTCAGTATCATTAATCGAGCGAATAACAACCGAGAAAGATCCATATGGACTAACTGTGGTTGTTGATTGGCGAATATTTTCAATGGAAACCTTGCAGTTCTTGTGCAACCATTCTCCATGCCCACGTCCAATCAAACGAAATAGTTTTTGTGCAGTTGCTGGATTATAAGAGGAGGCTATTCCTGTATCTTGTCCGATAAACCATCCAGCGATTGCTTCTTGGGAAGGAACCTTTTTCATGTTTGCTGGACCGTCATTTGAAGATCCGGACATCAATCCAGCAATAATACCAACTCTTTGACCGGACAAGTTTAGATCTAAGATCTCTTGCTCGAATGTCTCACCCAACCAATAATCTTCATGAGAAGAGGAAGGGAAAAATAGTCCTTGGGTTGAAGCTAACTGTGGATTTGTTTTCATTTGCTTGCGAATAAAGTTCTCATCCCCATCATCAAAGTTAACAGTAAAAGTCTTTTCTCCATTCACATCTCCATCAATAATTATTTGGAAGTTTCCATCACTATCGCTGTTTATGATTGTAGAGGAACCTATTACATTTGCCTCATTTTCAGGGCCTGCTAGATTACCTTTTAGTTTAACTGATCCGCTTTGTACATAAATAATAGCAGCCAATTGAAAGGAATTAGATCCAGTATATTCAGCAATAGTAGGAGAGGCTGGATCGAAAGAACTAGAGGGAGCCACGAAAAGACCGTATGCTCCGCCAGCAGTAGCTCCATTGGACAAATCAATATTATCGGTCTTCCAGCCAGCGGCGGCATCGCCTCCTGCTGCATTTCCGGTGCTGGTTTCCTGCCCAAGCAAACGAATATAAGTTAGTGGGGCAACATTGGCGTTCAAAAACGCTTTTGCAGCATAAGTGCCGTACATTGGAGACTGATAGTTTCCATGGCGATAGACATCTCCGCCAGCAAAACCGGGAACGGTATCTCCAAACAACTCAACAAACTCAGAGTAAGACTGAACTGTGACTGGCTGCATCGCCAATCCTCTTGAAGAGCGACCGATGACAACTGGGCCGATAGCATCTGCCTGTTGTGGCGTAAAGGAGTTGTCAATCTCGTTGATGAACACTCCGGGTGAAACAAATTTAAAACTGTTAACTGGCATTATTTTTCTCCTTACCTACAACATGTGTGTTGTTATAATCATACTTAAATAGTAGGTCAGGAAACCAAAAGATGTTTTTACTTTTTGTTCAGGAAGTGATTTGAAAAAAACCTTCGTCATCTTCTTGGACGGTGCTTTCCATAGGAAATGATATTTCTACGAAGTTTTCATCTACTCTAACAATAGGACGATCATCATTTTCACCTTCGCCTATCAAATATCCCAAAACTCTGATTGTTATCTCTGTTGTGTATAAGCGGCTTTCTTCTGCAAGATTCGCAGCGTTGTTATTTTGAGTAAAGTTTTGTTCAATAAAAGCTTCATATTTATGACCATCACGTTTCATAACAAAAGAATTTATTTGTCCCGTTCTCGCTATAAAAGGAGTGACCAACTGATTCATCTGTTGCTGGTATTCTGTCTTTAAAGATATTTTGTATTCAATGTTGACATAAACAGGGATAGGAATCGAAAGAGTTTGAATAACAATTTTTTTATTTGGTCTTGGATAATATTTTTGTGGAGTGCCTGCACCTGTATAGTTAGCACGTCTTGTATTGCCTACAACAGCAAAATTACGTGTTTTATCTTGAACTATACGCTTTGCCAATATCATGCGTCCTGTTCTACCATTTAGATCTTGTGAATATCTATGTGCTTGAAATCCGCCTTTTCTAGCAGGATCTTTTGTTATTGTTGTTCTTTCGATGCTTATGAGAGGCAATTTATAAGCCCCTTCTATATCTCTAATGTCTTTATCATTTTTTATTTGGAATGCTCGCTCTGGAGACTGCCATAAAACAGGTACTTTTTTCCAGCCCTCATTGGTAGTTGCGGCTAAATTTAAATCGTCTGTAAGCCATTCTGTGATAGCGAAATCAATGGTTTCTATTGTAGAAGCCAGCATACCAATCTCAGATAACCTTAGATCAGAA